ATGACTCCGGAAGAGTGGGTAGAGTACCACCAATCTCCGGATAGCCAAAAGGAAGCATTATATGCTACTTACAAAGAGCGGGAAGAAATTGAAAAGCGCTGGGAAAATTTTATTGAAAATTGTCTCCTGGCCGGTACACTGGATTGTTAGTTTCTTTATTAATGAGTGGGAAGTAACTATTTGGATAGACCCTCAAAAGAAAACTCAGTATCACTTTAAATGGCTTGATAAATGCGAGCCAAAACACTTAAAAGGAAAACTCACATCTGGAGAGCCCTTTGAGTTAAAAACGCAAGATGCGTTTAATTTCCAGATTAAAAAGGTAAAGTAATGCTTGGAATGATTAAACTTTTACCCTTGTTAGTCGTAGTTGCTGGAGGCGCGTACGCTTATCATACCACTACTGTGGCTCAAAAGGATACTTCAATAGCACAGCTCGAAGCAAATATAGTTACACTTCGTAATAACGTAGTAAAACTAGAAACGGCTTATGAAACGGAAGTAGCTGCACGAGAACGAGTAGAGAAAAACTTAACTAAACAACTTGAGATGGTTGGAGCACTGACAGAAAAAGCAAATGCAATGCAAGCAGAGATGGACGACTACTTATCTATTTTCAAGCGCCATAATCTTACTAAACTTGCTCGCGCAAAACCAGGGTTGATTGAACCACGAATAAACAACGGTACGAAAGACGTATTTCGTGCCATAGAAGAGGCAAGCCAGGAGGTAGAGAATGCGGATTCTCAGTAGTGTACTTTTACTCACACTCGGAGGGTGTTCTATGCTGCAACCTCAGCCCCTTCCAGCGCCCGAACCTATTATTAAAACGGTAACAGAGTTTAAAACTTTAGAGATATATCAACCTCCGCTCCCAAAAGCAATTGATATGCAAGATGTAGAGTTTTTCGTAGTTACAGAAAAGAATCTTGATGAGCAAATTAAAAAGCTCGAAAAGATGCAAGACGGAACTTATGTACTCTTTGGACTTACTCCACAAGATTACGAAAACATGGCGTACAATCTACAAGAGCTACGTAGATATATTCGCCAACAAAAAGAAATTATAATCTACTACCGCCAAGCTACTCAAGAAGATGAGAACACTGACGCAGAAGATTGGATAGAACGAAACGAAGAAACTTTAGAAGATCAACAATCTGAGTAATAATTATGGCAGTACAAATTAGCCGAGCAGACATTACGTCTGAAGGAATTTTAGATTTACAATCTGAGACACGCTTCTTAAAGCTGCCCACAGATCCCTACCTGGATCTGCTGGGCGTTACACCCTTACCCTCCCAGGTAGCCATCATAAATGCGATTAATAATCCTAAGTACAGATTTGTCTGCGCAGCAGTTTCAAGGCGACAAGGCAAAACATATATCGCAAACATAATCGGGCAACTTGTATCTTTAGTTCCCGGATCTAACATCTTAATCATGTCCCCCAACTACTCGCTGTCTCAGATTTCTTTTGATTTACAAAGAAATCTTATTAAACACTTTGACTTGGAAGTAGCAAAAGACAATGCAAAAGATAAAGTTATAGAACTGAGCAATGGCTCAACAGTTCGAATGGGTTCCGTAAACCAAGTTGATTCCTGTGTAGGTCGTAGCTACGATCTCATTATATTTGACGAAGCGGCCTTGGCAGACGGACGTGATGCGTTCAACGTAGCACTTCGTCCTACTTTGGATAAAGATAACTCAAAAGCTATCTTTATTTCAACCCCTCGGGGCAGGAACAACTGGTTTGCAGAATTTTTCGATAGAGGATTTAATGATGAGTTTCCAGAGTGGTGCTCGATACGAGCTACTTATAAAGATAATCCGCGTATGTCTGAGATGGATATACAAGAAGCTAAAAAATCTATGTCCGATGCAGAATTTCGTCAAGAATATGAAGCAGACTTTAACACTTACGAAGGCCAAATATGGAACTTTAATCACGAAAAGTGTATCAGTAATAATGAGGAGCTTGATACTCGCCACATGGATGTTTTTGCTGGCCTCGACGTTGGCTATCGTGACCCTACGGCTTTCTGTGTAATTGCGTATGATTGGGATGAAGAAACGTATTACGTATTAGATGAGTACCTTGATGCCGAAAAGACAACAGAACAACATGCCGCTGTAATTCGAGAACTCTCTGACAAGTGGGACATCGACTATATTTACATAGATTCCGCAGCACAACAAACTCGATTTGACTTCGCACAGAATTACGATATTAGTACTGTAAATGCAAAAAAGTCAGTACTAGATGGAATTGCACAAGTGGCAGGAATTGTTGACAATGATAAAATGATGGTCGATCAGCGATGCGGTGAAGTACTTGGGTGTCTTGATCAGTATCAGTGGGATCCCAATCCTAATTTAGCAAGAGAGAAGCCGAAACATAATCGAGCATCGCATATGGCAGATGCTTTACGATACGCACTATATTCATTTGAAACAACTCAGACTGGCTTCTAATGATACCTACAAAAAATAGTGTTTGACAATTTATCTTACAAGGGCTATAATTCAAAATGAAAAAGCTAAAAAGAGATCCAGTAAAATACATAAGAGATCGAGCTAAATCAAAGTATGAAAAAGGTTCAGAATGCTACATTTGTGGCGCTGACACAGAACTCGACTTTCACCACTTTTACACTCTAGCACCTCTACTAAGAGAGTGGCTAAAAGAAAAACAAAAAGAAAGGCCTGCACACTATACGGACGAATATATAGTAATTTGGCGAGACGAGTTTATAGAAGATAAATGGGCGGAGCTGTACGAGCACACAGTCACGCTTTGCCATAAACATCATTTGGAACTGCACAGATTATACGGCAGAAATCCAGCCCTAGTGACTGCGAATAAGCAGATGCGCTGGGTAGAGATTCAAAGAGATAAACATGGCATGGTATGATAGAATAATTGGTAGAAGGGCTGAAGCGGACGAAGAGAAGCTAAACCCTGTTCAAAGCTACTATCAGAATACTACAGAGCCTAGCCGTGAGCAAACTATTAGCTACGAGCGAGCTTACGAAGATCTCGAAATTGTAAATCGAGGTGTAAATATAGTTGTAGATGATTGTTCTGAAGTTAATTTTAAAGTATTAGACCAAACAAAAGGTCTCCCTGTTGTAAAAGGAGTGAAAGGTAGCAGAGTAAATCTTCTTCTTAATACAGAGCCTAACCCATTTCAAGATATATCCTCCTTTCGTAGAAACTTAATTACAGACTACATTATTGACGGAAATATTTTTATTTACTATGATGGCGTTCATTTATACCATTTGCCTGCAAGCAAAATGACTATAACTGCCAGCGGATCTACTTATATTGAAAGCTATACTTTTGATAACGGAACTGTTTTTAAGCCTTCAGAAATTATTCATGTAAAAGAGAATTCATTTTATTCTATTTACAGAGGAGTCTCACGATTAAAGCCCGCTCTTCGAACTATGGTTCTTATGAAGCGAATGAGAGATTTTCAAGATAACTTTTTTAAGAATGGAGCTGTACCGGGGTTGGTACTAAAATCCCCAAACACTCTATCTGAAAAAATTAAAGAGCGTATGATTCAATCTTGGAGTGCTCGATACAGACCGGATGCAGGAGGCCGTAGACCCTTAGTTTTAGACGGCGGTATTGAAATTGACAAAATCTCGAATGTAAACTTTAAAGAATTAGACTTTCAATCAGCAATTGAAGAAAACGAAAAAATTATTTTAAAAGCGTTGGGTGTCCCTCCTATCTTACTAGACTCAGGAAACAATGCAAATATTCGTCCAAATATGAGACTTTACTATCTTGAGACGATTATGCCAATTATTGAAAAGATTTCAAAAGCCTATGAAAGGTATTTTGGATTTACAATTGTTGAAGATATTACTGACATCCCTGCGTTACAGCCAGAATTGCGAGACCAAGCAGCGTACTACTCGACTCTTGTAAACTCAGGAATTTTAACAGCAAACGAAGCCCGAGTAGCAATGAATTTTGACGAAGTAGCCGGATGCGAAGATATAAGAATACCTTCAAATATCGCAGGAAGCGCTGCAAATCCAGCCGTAGGCGGCAGGCCAGTAGAGGAATCAGAAGATGATTAGACGTAGAGTTAAACGAGAAATAGCGAATAAACTCGCTGCTCAAGTACTTCAATATAATCTTAGTGAAGGAATTACACACGATGAATATCTTAAAATCGTTACACATAGTCCTATTACTAAAAAAGACTTGAGTAGAGATTTTTGTAATCGTTGGGAACGAGCACTTAGTATGATGTTAAAGTATCATCCCAAAGCGTTTGCGAAAGCAGCAGAAGCACACAAAGTTGCACCGAAGCCTGCTCCGGCTCCTAAGCCTAAAGCAGCCCCTGCAAAGCCTGCTCCGGCCCCTAAGCCTAAAGCAGCCCCTGTTAAGAAGGAGTCATAATGGAAAAGATTTTTAACTTAACGTCCACGTTTAAAGCCCTCGAAGAAGACGATGGAGGCGTTCACATTTGTGGAATGGCCAGTACTGCGGACTTCGATCGTGCTGGAGATACTATTTCAGCGGAAGCATGGACTAAGGGTGGTCTCGGCAACTTTGAGAAAAACCCTATTATTCTTTTTAATCACGACTATAACAAGCCTATTGGACGTGCTACAGGACTTAAAGTCACTGAAAACGGTCTCGAACTAAAGGCTAAAATTTCTAAATCTGCGCCCGATCATGTAGCGCAGCTTGTAAAAGAAGGCATTCTTGGAGCATTTTCTGTTGGTTTCCGAGTCAAGGATGCTGATTACCTAGCGGAAACCGACGGATTAAAGATTAAGGATGCTGAGTTGTTTGAAGTATCGGTTGTTTCGGTACCTTGTAATCAAGCAGCAACTTTCTCTCTGGCGAAGTCTTTTGACTCAGTTGATGAGTACGAAGAGTTCAAGAAAACTTTCAAAAATAGTGTAGATCTAGCCGGTCAGTCTCTGGCTCAAGATGAAAATTCATTAGTAGCTAGTGATACACCGGATGGAACTGAAAAGTCAGTTCAAAAGGAGATAACAATGTCGGAAGTAAAAACTCCCGAAATCGACCTGGACGCTTTTGCTAAGAAGGTAGCGGAAGAGACTGCTGCTAAGATTGCAATTCGTCAGGCCGAAGAAAAAGCTGCTGTTGAAGCAGAAACTAAGGCAGCCCAACAAGCAGCAGAAGCTGAAGCTGCAAAGCAGGCTGAAGTTGAAACTGTAATTAAAACTGGTATCGAGTCAGGCGCTGAGCGTTTGATGTCTGATATGGAAGCTAAGCTTTCTGAGAAAGATGCTAAGATTGATGAAGTGATGAAGCAGTTTGGTGCTCAACTTGCTGAGAAGGAAGAAGAGCTCACTAAAATGCGTGAGTCAAAGCGTGTATTCGCTGATGGTCGTTCAGAGTCTGAGCGTCTGCAAGCTAATAAGAAAGAGTTGGTTCACGGCCACCTCGCTGGTGTTATCACTGGTAAAGGCTGGAACACTGAGTACGGTCAGTCAGTACTTGAGAAGGCAGGTGTTTCTTACACTGCAGGTACTTCTCTTGGTATCGACAACGTAGTTTCTCAGGGTATTGAAGAAGAGATTCAACTCGAGCTTCGTCTCGCTAGCCTCTTCCGTGAAATGCCTGTTGAGTCACAGTCTACAGTAATTCCTCTGCAGTCAGACACTAGCTTTGCTAAGTGGTCAACTGGCGGCATGGAAGCTGCGGACGATGGTACTGGTACTGGTGTAACTAACCGTACTGGTAACGATTCTTACTCTAGCAACACTTATGCTGTAAACCAGAAAGTATTGCAAGTGGATCGTTTGATCTCAACTTCTTTCCTCGATAACTACATCGACGAGAAAGTTCTTATCAACATCATGCCTATGCTTACTCAGTCAATCGCACGTGCACACGCTCGCGCAGTAGACAAGTCAATCCTCCAGGGTAACGGTGGCAACGTCACTGGTATCGGTGGTGCTAACGGCACTAACGGTCTAGCAACAGCAGCCGGTGTAACTTGGGGCGCTGGTGCAGCTGCAAGCGATGCTCACTTCCTCGACTTCTCAGCAGCTATGCTTAACCGTGCTCGTAGCGCGATGGGCGTATATGGCCTTAATCCAAGCGAGTTGGTTTACGTTGTAAGCCAGGCTCACTACTACGATCTTCTGAATGACGCTGAGTTCACTACTGTGGATGAAGTAGGTTCAGATTTGGCTCTACGTCGTGTAGGTCAGGTAGGTAGTGTC